AAGGCCAGTTTCAATACAAATGGTGTTTGTATTCGGCTGGTCATGCCGATTTGGATCTATCCAAAGACTCCCCCAAAGAAGATATGTTTCGTAAACGTGACAGATCAACATCGTGGGTATTAGGTGACTCGGGTGGATTCCAAATAGGTAAAGGCAAATGGGAAGGTGACTGGAAAGATGCATCATGTCCTAAAGCACAAAAGAAACGTGACCTTGTATTAAATTGGATGGATACACATATGGACTATGGCATGATACTTGATATTCCTGCCTGGGTAGCACGTTCTCCAGAAGGAGCAAAAGCATCAGGTGTTAGCAGTTATGACGAAGCACTTAAGGCCACAGATATCAATAATGAATATTTCTTAAAAAACAGAACAGGTGCTTGTAAGTTCTTAAATGTATTACAAGGTGAAAATCATGCTGACGCAGATGCATGGTATGAACACATGAAACACTATTCAGATCCTAAACAACATCCAGGCAACCATCTCAATGGTTGGTCAATGGGTGGACAAAACATGTGTGATGTTCATCTAGTATTAAAAAGATTAGTTGCATTACGATTCGACGGACTGTTAGAAAAAGGTGTACATGATGTGATGCACTTCTTAGGCACATCTAAATTAGAATGGGCAACACTATTAACAGACATACAAAGAGCAGTACGCAAATATCACAATGAAAACTTTATGGTGACATTTGATTGTGCATCGCCTTTCCTTGCAACTGCTAATGGACAGATATATTGCGAACTTGAAACTAATGATAGAGAAAAATGGGTGTACAGAATGGTACCATCGATTGATAATAAACAATTTGCACAAGACACAACACCCTTTTCGGAAGCATTCGTACGAGAAGGTAAACATCCAAGTTTCTTAAATTCACCCATCACTGACGGACTTACAGCAAAGGATATATGCATATATGGTCCTGGTGATTTAAACAAGAATGGCAAGGAAGGTAAAACTTCCTGGGATTCATTCTCATATGCAGTAATGATGGGTCACAATGTTTGGATGCATATCAACGCAGTACAAGAAGCAAATAGGCAATATGATGCTGGCAAAATCCCAAATATGTTGGTGCAAGAAACATTTGATACTGTGATGTTTCGTGATATTGTAGAAGCCATATTTGCAACGGATGACAGAGAAGTAGCAGATGCTATAATAGAAGAGTACTCAAGATATTGGATGAGTATCATAGGCACTAGAGGAGCAACAGGCAAAAAAACAGTGAACGCAACAACACAATTTAACAATTTATTCGAGGACGCATAATGACTGAATTTACACAAGGCATTCAAGGAGCAATAAAAGATTTAATTAAAAGATCAAGTCTAGCACTTGCAATAATATACACTTTAGGTCATGTGTGTATTGCAATGATAGTAGTAAGCACTATGACAGGAGCAAGTTTATGGGAAGCGGGAGCAGTAGCATTAATCGAACCTTCCATTAATGGTGTATGGTTTTATGTGTTACATTCACTATGGAAGAAAGCAAAAGGATACTAATGACAACAGCAAAGATACTTCACTTCAAACAAGAACTAAAAAAACTTAAAAAAGAAGTTAAGCAAATGGAATCACAACGTGACCTAAATAGATCATGGGATCATAAAGAAATTTTAATTGATAAGAAAAAAGAAAAGATACAAATGAAACAACTGTTAGATGAATTAGAGGAGATGCGTGATAAAGATGAAACGTGATTATTCAACAGGCATAATAGACAACGCAGAATTTTTTGTAGGTACGGAAGTTGAAAAAACGCCTACACAAGGAATGAAGACATTGTTTGTTGTTAAACATCAAGAAGATGAAAATATTGAAAAGTATGCAGAAGAAAATAATTGTACACACATTTATCTTGGAGCCAATCATTGTTTCAAATATTTTGATGCACTTGATAAAGAAATGTTAATGCCAACAATAAAAAAACTATTGCAGAATTATCATGTCACACTTGATGTTCCTGGCAACGCAGACTTAAAAGAAATAACAAATTTTCTATCCAATCCAAAATTTTCAATAGTATATGCAGTGCCTGTAGAAAATATCATGGAGATGAAAGGCAATGTGATTTTTAAGATTGATGACAAAGATTTTAAAGCAACAAATCCAGGAGTATGGTGTTGGTCGGTACGTGACCTTATAAAAGAAGAACATTTTACTGACTGGAACGAATATGGAGATGATGAAATAGTATGAACACAATATGGGTTACATTCAGTAAAGAGGGTATTCACAAATATCCTGCGGCACTTACAGATCCTAAACTGGCAACCGGTGATGAATATGATGTATCATTTTTAGGATATCCTCACAGACACATATTCCATTTTAAAGTGTGGATAGAAGTATTTCATGATGACAGAGACATAGAATTTATACAATTTAAAAGATGGCTGGAAAACTTATATGGTGACGGTATTATTGAATTAGATTACAAATCATGCGAAATGATCGGTGAAGATCTAGCAGAGCAGATTAAGTCAAGGTATCCAGGCAGATATATCAAAATTTCTGTAAGTGAAGATGGAGAGAATGGTGCTGATATGGAATTTCCATTTGCGGAGACTGTAAATTGAGTAATCCTGGGCCATATCGATACAAAACAAAAGTGATTGTTTCTAGTACAGATACCAGTGACAGAAATTCTTATTATGCTGTCGAAGGTGGTGCATTAAACAGTGGATACAAAGACTTTGACGTTGGGTGTATAGTAAGCAATGACTTAGGACTTAAAGGTTGGACCTATGGCAAAGACTTTTATTTTGAAGATGCAGGACTTGATTGTGTTGTGTTTTCATGCAACAAAACAGAAATACAAAGTTATTTGAATTTAAGATTCAAATGTGTTGATGAATCAGAAAGTTTATACGTATGAGAATTAAATCAGAACTAAAGTTAAATTTTGATGATGTGTTATTGCAACCCAAAAGATCTACACTAACATCACGTGCAGATGTAAAAATGACCAGGACATTTAATTTTATTAACTCTGGCAAACAATTAGAATTTTGTCCTATATTTGCATCAAACATGGATGGTGTTGGTACATTTTCAATGGCTAAGGTTTTACAGGAGTATAAAATGATGACTGTGATCACAAAATCTACCACAGTTGATCAATGGAAACAAGCGGCAGGTACTGGACTTCGATTACAATCTGTTTCAGTATGTACAGGAACAAATGTAATGTGGGATCCAGATGCACCTGATTACAAAACTATGACTGAGGTGTTGGCCAGTTTTCCAGATGTAAAATTTATTACAATTGATGTTGCAAATGCTTATCATCAAAAATTTATTGATTTTGTAAAACGTATCCGTGAAGAATACCCAGATAAAATTATAATTGCTGGCAATGTTGTGTCACCTGAAATGACTGAAGAACTTATATTAAACGGTGCTGATATTGTAAAAATAGGAATTGGTCCTGGTTCAGTATGCACAACCAGAACAATGACTGGTGTAGGTGTACCACAGTTTTCAGCAATATGTGAATGTTCAGATGCGGCCAATGGCGTTGATGGTCACATAATGGCCGATGGCGGATGTGTGTTTCCAGGAGATATTGCAAAAGCATTAGGTGGCGGTGCTCACATGGTTATGGTCGGCGGCATGCTGGCAGGACACGATGAATCAGAACAAAAAATAGTAGATGGACAAGTTGAATTTTATGGCATGAGTTCAGACAGAGCAAGAGAAGTGCATGGAAAAAGAAAAGATGGTTATCGTGGCAATGAAGGAAGATTTATTACATTACCATACAGAGGACCAGTTAAAGAAACAATTGAAGATATACTTGGCGGTGTGCGATCTTCTGCAACATATATTGGAGCAAGAAGGTTGAAAGATATGCCAAAATGTGCTACCTTTGTTAAGACACACAATGTAATAAACAGAGTTTATGAACAATACACAGTAAAATGATTTTTATAGTAGACATAGAAGCAGTTGAAACAAGATACACAGCACAGTGGAAAAAGTATTTGCCCAAGCAATTAGGTAGACACACAAATCAATCTGTGATGACTATATCAGGTGGCGATACTCCACAAGCAACTACTCCGGGAGCATTCTTAAATTTTGGAGGTACCAATGTTTACAAATCCAAACAGTTAGAAAAAATTGGTCAAATGTTTTGTGACGGAGAAGTAAAAGATGGAGATTATTTTTTGTACACAGATGCATGGAATCCTACAGTGATTCAACTGCGATATATGGCCGAACTATTGAATGTTAAAATTAAAATAGGCGGTATGTGGCATGCAGGTTCATATGACCCAGCAGACTTTTTAGGCAGAATGATTGGTGACAAACCATGGGTGAGAAATGCAGAACGTTCTATGTATGATTGTTATGATGACAATTTTTTTGCTACAGACTTTCATATCGATATGTTTGCCGATACCTTAAACTTGGATAAAGACAAGATCACAAGAACTGGTTGGCCGATGGAATACATGGATCAAGAATTAGAAGCATTTAAAGATATGCCTAAAAAAGATATCATACTATTTCCACACAGAATTGCTCCAGAGAAACAGCCAGATATTTTTTATGATTTGAAAGACTCATTGCCACAATACGAATTTGTGGTTGCACAAGAAAAACCAAGATCCAAAGATGATTATCATAATTTGTTAGCAGAATCAAAATTATTATTCTCGGCCAACTTGCAAGAAACATTAGGTATATCAGGCTTTGAGGGTCTATTGTTAGATGTCATTCCGATGGTTCCAGACAGACTGAGTTATACAGAGATGTTTAATGATTTCAAGTATCCTGCAGAATGGACTTCCAGCATGAAAAAATACATGGAACACAAGGACAAAATTCTAAATACAATTTGTAATTACATGGACAATTATGATTCGTTCAGAATAAAGATGCAACATCAAAGACAATCACTCATGAAAGAATTTTTTCATGGAAAGAACTTGTATCAAAAAATAAATGACGGTATACTTAAATTATAACAGCAAAGAAAAAGGAACATAGTATGACACAGACTTCCAAAGCAATTTCACAAAGACTTAAAGATGCAGGCAAAAGATTTTGGGCCGGCGATAATATTAGCGAATTTATTAACGATGGAGAAATAGATAAACTGATAGATGAACTTACTCCTAAATTTGAATCAGTATTAGAAGGATTGGTTATTGACATTGACAACGATCCAAACAGTATGGAAACTGGTAGACGTTTGGCAAAAATGTATATTCTTGAATTAATGAGTGGTAGATATAATCCAATGCCCAAGGCAACTGCTTTTCCAAATGATTCAACCACTGCTTACAAAGGTTTATTAACTGTGAGATCAGAGATAGTCAGTATGTGTTCACATCATCATCAACCAGTCAAAGGTGTGGCATACATCGGAATCATTGCTGGGGACACACTTATTGGACTGAGCAAGTACACAAGGATTGCCCAATGGTGTGCAAAACGTGGAACACTGCAAGAAGAATTAGCGATGGATATATGTAGAGAAATAATGAAAGCAACCAACTCAGAAAATGTTGGAGTTTATGTTCAGGCAACTCATGGTTGTGTAGAACACAGAGGCATTGAAGCACATTCAAGTCTAACACAAACCACTGTGTTAGAAGGTGCCTTTGCAGATGATCCAGCAACTAAAAAAGAATTTATGGACAATATCAAACTACAACAACAATTCGCTCCGAAATAATGGCAGATAAAATATTCATAACATGGACGCAGATACAAGAAGCAAGTAGATTAATTGCGGACAATGCCAGAGACATGAACTATGATGCAGTAATAGGCATACAAAGAGGTGGTCTTATTCCTGCTGTAATTGTATCACATGAATTAGATATTCCAATGTATGCAGTAAATTGTTCCTTACGAGATCATGTACATAAGCCTACAATGATCGATATACCTACTGCAAAATTAGATGCTCAACATGTAGAACACAGACAAAAATATTTGTGTGTAGATGATATAAACGACAGTGGTGAAACATTTAGATTCTTGCAAGAGATGTTTGATGAAAGAGATTTAGACGTTGACTATGCTGTAATACATGATAACGTTCCTTCGGAATTTAATGTTGATTATTGGTTTGAAAAAATTGACAAAAGCAAAGAACCTACTTGGATTGTTTATCCATGGGAAAAATAGTCTTCACATTCACCTTCACGATATAGATCTAATGTCATACAATGTACTCCGCCATCCCAAAAGTGTCTATGCCTGAACGGAGCAATAATAGGTTGAATCTTATGTGTTTCGAAATATTGGAATAACTCTTTGTTATAAGAGTTTACAACCACTGTTTCGGAATCGATCATATGCACATTCACATCAAACACAGTCTCTTCTACATATCCTACCCATTCAGTTAACCATGTCTCAACAAAGTCAGCAAACTCATCATTTTTTTCTTCACCTGGCACCCACCATCTGCCTTTGTTTTTGTCTTTGATATCTAACCAACCTTCAACTTTGTCAAGATTAGAATTTTCAATGTAATGAACATCCCAGCCTGGAAATGTTTCATTATAGTTCTGTATATCATTTAAAGAAATTAAGACGCCTGGCTTGCAAGGATGGAAACAACAATCATTGTGTCCACCTATTTCCAATTGATGTACTTTGATTTGCGGATAGTACTCGTTAAGAATACGTTTAAATTTTTCATTATATTCTGGATCATAATTTCCTGCATCAGTATCCAAGTATAATCTGTTACCTATCAGTGTTTGATGTCCACCATGTAATCCTTTGAATCCGTGATCAACAGGAATAATACATTGTTCAATAGGATCTTCCATTACATTAAACAATGACTTCATCATGTTACGATCGCCTATTAAATTTACAAACATGTGTTCACCTATTACTACTTGACAATCTCTAGGCATGATAGGTGGTCTTGGTACTAATGATTTTGGTTTCCAGGACTTGTGTTCAAATGCCCCTGCATCATTTAGATAATCTTCTATGGTCTCAGACTCATCTATTAATGTCCGTGTAACTTTAACATTTTGGTCTTTGTATAATCTTTCTATTCTATCTATATCTTCGTTTGTCTCAATACAAATTTTTTGTAATGATTCTCGTAACTTTTGGTTTTTTACAGGCTCAAAAAATTTTTCAGAATAACATGATCCGAGCATGATCGACTTTACAGGATCCCATGGAGACCATCTTTTAAATTGGCGTAACATTGTATTATATAAGTATTTAATTAATGAATGAATGGGGTACAGTCAAAAAGGTTGTTGTAGGAACAGCCACAGGTGCGAGATATTTGCCTAATGAATTGGGAGTTAGACACATCAATTATGCCGATCGATCTAAGGATGCAAAAATACCAAACGGAGAATATTCACAAGCAATTATAGATGAAGCAAATGAGGATCTAGAATCATTAGTTGATATCTATACAGAGTTTGGAGCAGAGGTTATTAGACCAATACCCGGCGATGTTGAACACTATCTATATTGTCCGCGTGACAACATTTTAACTATAGATAAAAAAATTATTGCTTCGCCTATGTCTTTGAATTGTAGACGCAATGAATACAAATATATGTGCAATATAACAGACAATCTAGTATCAGATACTGACTACACTGATGATGATTACAACGATAATTGCTTCATGAATAAAGATGTAATGGCACTTAACAATTATAGACCAATGTGGGATGCCGCAAATATATTAAGAGCCGGTAGAGATGTATTGTATCTTTCATCTAGCACAGCAAACTATTCCGGAGCAGAACAATTACAAAAAGTGTTAGGCCCAAACTTTACAGTTCATGTGTTGTCAGGAGTGTATACTTTTTCACACATAGACAGCACTATTGCATTGTTGAAACCAGGCACAGCATTGGTTAATCCTGAAAGAATAAAAAGTAAAGATCAATTGCCTTTTGTTATGCAAAATTGGGAACTAATAGAATGTCCTGAACCAATTGAAATGGGTTATAGCAGTGTTGAACCTATGATGAGTATGTGGACTGGAATGAATTGTGTAAGTTTAGATGAACAAACAGTTGTGGTACAATCCACACAAACTAACTTAATAAAAGTTTTAGAACAAAAAGGGTTCAATGTGATTCCTGTACATATGCGACATCAACGAACATTCAGTGGCGGACCACATTGTTGCACTGTAGAACTAGAACGTGATTACGAATTGGAATATTATTTTGATAACAAATATTAAAGTCTGTTGGACTCCACAAGATTTTATCAATCTAGATTACAAAACTCTAGGTGGGTATGGTGCCAATAACTATATTCAATACAGTCAAGAATCTTACAAGCATATTATCAATAACGATGTATATTCTTTGCCTAATCCTATGCCAAATTTTGTCGATGAAGTCACAACACAATTTGATTACGACATTGTTGCTGTTGCATTCAACAGAACACCACCTGGTAATATTTTACCAATACATTCAGACTTATATGAAAATTTTGTAAAAGCATATAATATTAAAGATATTAATAATATTCGCAGGTATATTTTGTTTTTAGAAGATGCTAAAATAGGACACATGCTTCAGATAGGAAACACAGTACATACAGAATGGAAGGCAGGAGACACAATGTCCTGGACTGGCTCAACTCCACATGCGGCTTATAATATGGGGTATGAACATCGTTACACAATGCAAATCACATGCTCGAACAAATAACAAAATTTGAAGATAAAATAGCACAGTTTACTGGAGCACCGTATGTCATTGCAACAGATTGTTGCACTCATGCCATAGAGATTGCTCTTAGGCATCTTAATCCAGCCAGGATTACAAGCACTGCTTTCACTTACTTGAGTATTCCTATGCTGTTTCATAAACTAAAAATAGACTACACTCTTACAGACGAAAAATGGTTAGGTGAATACCAACTTGGAAATACCAATGTATGGGACAGTGCTTGGTTACTTGCTCCTAACATGTATCGCCAAGGACAGATTCAATGTCTCAGTTTCGGCAACGGCAAACCAATAGACGCCAAACGTGGTGGCTGTATACTGTTAGACAACCAGCAGGACTACAATATAATGAAACGGATGTCCTATGATGGACGCACACCAAATATTTCCTGGAATGATGAAGACGACTTTATCATTGGATATCATTACAATATGTCTATAGAACATTCTATATTGTGCAGTGAACTATTAGACAAATATATTTCAAAAGGATTGTATGAACCAAAACCTACAAATCATCGCGATTGTAGAAACATAAACATAATCGATCCGTTGACATTATCTAAATAACATATTATACTGTAACAAACATGGATGAGAAAAAATACTACTACTCTGAGATCTTTCACTCTATACAAGGTGAAGGACATTATACAGGCGTACCAACTGCTTGGATAAGATTTTTCTTGTGTAATTTACAATGCAACGGGTTTGGTCAAATTGATCCAACCAACTCTGATACATATGAATTACCATTTGAAGATTTTGATGTTGATAGTGTAAAGAGAGTAGAAGACTTGCCTGTGTGGGAAAAAGGTTGTGACAGTTCTTACACTTGGGCAAAAAAGTTTAAGAAGTTAATGGGACATGAAACACCCACAGTACTAGCAAACAAAATTGTAGATACTATAAAGACAGATTCGAATCCAGAGGGAACATTTTTACATCCTGTTACAAATCAAAGACAACACTTGTGTATTACTGGTGGCGAACCATTAATGGTAACTGGGCAAATGGCATTTATTGGTATATACCAAGAACTTGAACGACAAAATAATTTGCCAGGGTCTATTACATTCGAAACAAACGGTACACAAAAACTCAGTCCAGGATTTAAAGAATTTGTAAAACGTATCGATACTGAAGTATTTTTTAGTGTAAGTCCTAAACTATTCACTGTATCAGGCGAGAAAACAGAGAAAGCAATTAAACCAGAAGTAGTAGCAGAATACAGAGAACTTTCTGACAAAGGACAACTTAAATTTGTAGTTGGCCACAAAGACAGAGAGTGGGAGGAAATGGAAGAAGCAATAGTAAAGTTTAAATCTGTTGGGGTTGACTGGCCGGTATGGGTAATGCCTGTAGGAGCAAGAGAAGAAGAACAAACAACATCAGCAGGAGCAGTAGCCGAAAAAGCATTCAAAAGAGGTTATAATGTAGCGGCCAGAGTGCATGTATATTTGTTTGGAAATGCAATTGGCACTTGACAAATTTGGTAAAAATGCTTATAATAATATTATGTTAGATAAAATGAAGAAGATATTCAGTGGTAAGAAGAAAGCAACAGCACAAAAACCATTGACCGAAAAAGAAATAGCAACAAAAGATGGTGTGCCTTATGTAAAAGTTTTGGACACAAAAGTTGATGCAGACAATCCTAAGATGGGTTATTTTGAATTAGATTGGAACAAACATTTTGTAACTAATCTGAAAGAACATGGATTCTCAGGTAACTCTGATGAAGAGATTGTTGATCATTGGTTCTCAGTGTTGTGTAATACTATTGCAACAGAAGACACCCCAATGGGTAGAAGCACAGATGAAATAGTAAAACGCACAGTGAGAGAGGATGGCAAAACTGAAATCTCCTAGAACATATCTACTTTTTGATTCTGCCAACACTTTCTTTAGAGCAAGACACGTGGTACGTGGTGACGATATAGACACAAAGACTGGACTTGCACTACACATCTGTATCAATTCTGTCAAAAAATGTTGGGAACGTTTTAAAGCAGATCATGTTGTATTTTGTTTTGAAGGCAGGTCATGGCGTAAAGACACATACACACCATACAAAGCAAATCGTAAAGAAACTAGAGACGCAATGACTCCTTCCGAAATGGAAGCAGATAAAGTGTTTTGGGAATCTTTTGATTCGTTCAAAGAATTTGTGGAAACAAAGACTAACAGTACTGTTCTGCAACATCCTAGACTAGAAGCAGATGATTATATTGCAGGTTGGATACAAGCACATCCAGATGACAAACATATTATTGTGAGTTCAGATTCTGACTTCTATCAATTGATCAATGAGAATGTATCACAGTACAATGGTATTACTGACATATTGATTACTCATGAAGGTTTCTTTAACGAACATGGCAATCATGTGATCGACAAAAAAACTAAAGTTGAAAAAGAAGCACCAAATCCAGAATGGTTATTGTTTGAAAAATGTATGCGTGGCGATTCATCAGACAACGTATTTTCAGCATACCCAAAAGTTAGAAAAAATAAATTGTTAGAAGCATTTGAGGACCGACACAACCAAGGATTTGCTTGGAACAATATTATGAATGCTAGATGGATTGACCATGAAGGCAAAGAAAGAATAGTAAAACAAGAATATGCTACTAACCAACAAGTGATAGACTTAACACAACAACCTGATGATGTGAAAGAGATTATGTTTTCCACAATAGCAGACACAGAAAATAATCCAAAACAGGTTGCAAATGTAGGCATTCATCTGTTAAAATTTTGTAGTAAACATGAACTAGTAAGGATTCGAGACAATGTCAAATTTTATGCAGAGCCTTTTAACGCAAGAGTCAGTAACAACGAAGCAGTTGTTGCCTAAAAGATTTTGGTTGTTATTACATAACGGTTCTAAAATAGGTACTATACAAAAACACACAGACACACAGTACGTGGTTACTTGTGTAGACTCTACTATACTCACAATGACAGAAGATGAAATCAATACAAAATTCGTATTAGATCATTCTGCAGAAGTTGAGCCACAAGAACCAGAAAAAGTATTGTACGAATATCCAACTAAACATATTCCACATAATGGTGTGTTTGATGTACATAAAAAAATTGCATTGTATAGTAAAAGTGCAAACTCAGATAACATGTATGCGGCTGGATATTTCCTTGTGCATTTTCCAAAAGGTTGGGTAAGAGGATTTTGTCCCAAACTGAGCACACTAGAAGGCAATGAATTTAAAGGACCATTCAAAACTGTCACAGAACAGAAACAAGCATTTTCTCTAGTCAATCGATCAAAATGATTAACAAGGTAGGGGCGTTTACATCATTTGGTGGCGACCTTAAAACAGTAATTGTTGGCAACATGGTTGCACCCACATATTTTGATTCCATGCCAGAAACACAGAATAAGCAAGTGTTACAACAAATAGTTTCAGAAACAAAAGAGGATTTAGATAATTTGGCAAGTACCTATGCTTCATATGGTGTTGAGATCCACAGGCCAAAAATTACACATAGACAACCATCTATAGTTGATGCTTGTGGAACAAAAATAATTAATCCTATGCCTAATTTTCAACCTCATGATCATGTGTTGTGTATAGATAATACTTTCATAAATTCATTTGTTGATATTGAAAGATATTTTGATCAGCAATCTATCAAACACATTGTTGATGATTTGAATCCTTCTGTAGATTATGTAAAAATAGATGCACCCAATATTTGGGACGATGAATACTATGATAATCTAATGGTGGATAAGACAGACTATCCTGGAAATAAAGATACGATATTGCATGGGCCTGCATTTTATCCTTGTGGTAAACATATCTTCTATACTGAAAAATATTGTATTAGTCCAGCTGGCCTTGAATTAGTAAAAAGCAAATTTCCTGATCATGCTTTTATGTCATTAAGTTTGCCATTCAAAAGCCATTTAGATGCACAAATTAGAATTATAAAACCTGGTGTGCTACTAACAATAATTGATCCAGACGTGCTGGTTGCACAGGTGCCACAGTTTTCTACATGGACTATATTGCATGATCAGTCCTGGTATGAAGCAAAAGAACACAAAAGACAAACATATACAGAACTTAGCAATTGGATTGATGATGATACTGTAGACTCATCAGTGCATTTAGGCGTAGTCAATATTAGACCAGATCTTGTTGCAATACTTAAAGAGAGCAAAGATCTATGCGATACACTGCAAAAAGCCAATATAGATTGGGTAGTGTGCCCTATACGTCATGCACAGTTTTGGAACTTTTCACTTACTTGTGCTACTGCAATTATTCACCGCGAGGATCATTTTGACAACTATCTCAATTAAGATTAATGGAATAGCAAAGGTATCCAATGACTGGATTTGGACAATAGATGGATCCGAACATTCCCTTACATCAGGTGAAACAAGTTTTACATACATATTTGAAAAAGAAGTAGAAGAAGGCTGGAACAAATTTGTTTGCACACATTCTATAGATAATCATAATGATTTGCACACTGATGGGCATTCTTACAGTTATCTAAATCTAAGCGGGATCTATATCGACAATGTATTCTGTAAAAAGGAACTATTACAAGCAAGTGGCACTGTGGCACAAAGTCTAATAAATGACAAACAGTTGTTTATGAAAGAATTAGGTGAACCATTCACACTCGAGTGTTGGTTTTACTATCCATTAGAACAATGGTCATTTGCACTATTAGATTCAAAACCAGAGGCAAAATATGGACCGTATTTTATTACGCATTAAATAGCACTATGAAACAGGACGAAACATTACACATTAAGAATTTTATTGAAGCAATCAACAGAGCAGACAAT